GCACCAAATATTCCGCCCACCCCCCCGCCAGAATCGAAATCCCCGAACAGCTTTTTCGCAAGTTGGGCGGCGAGGGCGTCGGCGGCCATCTTCTGCAGCATCTGAAGGAACGCCGTGCCTATGTTCTTGAAGTTGCCCTGCATGATCTCGTACAGCCCATCGCCGAGAGAGTTCTGAATTCCTCGTGCTGCTTCCTTGGCGAACTCGCCCATCTCCCCAGTGTCCTTTTCAAAGGTCTGGTTAAGGCGGTCAACGGCATCCGAAAACTCTGAAGCGTTGATGTATCCCTGTTCCAGGGCATCCGACAACAGCGTCAGTTGAGAAATATACTGATCGCCCGTTGCCTTCTCCGGGTAGAGATCATCCATCAGCTTGGCGAACTCTTTCGCCTGTTGAGTGGACTCCTCATAGGCCTTGGTCTGCTCGTTGATAAAGTCGAGAGTCTGGGCAGAGGCAAGAGCTTCGTCCTGCTGCGCTTGGGTTTTGAAGGTCACAGATCCGATACGCACCTGCTCCAGCAGCTTCTCGTACTCGGTTTCCTTTCCGATTAGCGCGATGCGCTGGTTCATCTGGTCAATGAGTTTTTGACCTTGGTCCACGGCAGCGCGTCCGGTCGACCCGCCCGGCGCTGAAGATCTTGGCGCCTTCGGTGCCGTCAAATCCAGTAGCTTGACAGTGTTATCCGGCAGCGCCACGCGCTCTTCACTGCGGCGGACCATTTCCGAAAAGTAGGCAATCCGCCTTTCAGCGGCCGAAATAGCTTGGTCGATTGCACTGGTATCGCTGTTGGCTCGCTGATATCGCTCCAAATCTCCTTGGAGTCCAGCCAACTGCTCTTGGTATTTGGTCAGATTCTCTTGTGCAGAGTTGAACGGGTTCGTGGTGCCGAACGTCAGCATCGCGTCCCAGAACCCGTCCGCGTGCTTGATGCCGATAACAAACTCATTGCCAAGCTCTACCAGCCCCTTGGCGCAGTCAGCCAGGAATCCGGTGAAGGCTGCGAACGCCTCCTTTGTCTCGGCAGAGCCGAGCACAGCGGTAAGGTCGTTTACCTTCTCGGTAAGGCCATTGACGCTTCCATCGTCCCCAGTCATCAAGCTGTCAATCTGGTTCTGCAACCCTTGAAGGGCGCCGCCCAGGGTATCGCGGGCCGCCCGTGCTGCGCCGCCGTAGGAAGACTCCAAGGCGGATAGGATTATTCCCTGGGCTTCAGCGGTCTTTCCCGCCTTCTCCAATTGCTCAACGAGTTTCTTTTGCTCTTCGGTGAACCGGAACCCTTGTTTAGAAAGGGCTGTCAGGCCCTGGCTCGGAATATCCAGCGCCTTGCCAATGGTCTCTGCAGACTGCTCGACCGAAACTCCCATTCGGGCCGACATGTCAATGACGGCCTGCATCGCTCGCGGGAACTCCTCACCCACGATACCGGTATAGGAAAGCAAGCGCGTTTGCGCCTGGTTGATTTCTCCCTCGCTGAAGACGCTTGAGTTGGCAAAGGCCGTCGCCATCTTGTTCAGTTGGTCGACGGAGTAGCCGGCAGCTTCGCCGGTAGATCTGACGACGGCGGCCAACTGGGCCTGCTCGTTCTGGGCGTTCTTAGTTTCCTGGATGAATTTGCTAAAGACGGTTCCTACACCGACCCCAAACAAGGCGCCAGTCAACAGGCCATTGAACGCACGGCTTACCCCTTTTGCAGCAGCATCGGCTTGCTTTTCAATCTCCTTGAAGTTTTTCTGAGCGGCCCGAGAGGCCCGCTGCGCGTCCGTTTCAAACGAACCGGTCCTCATAAGGAGGTCGACGACAATACTTCCGGCTGTTGCCATCACTTATTCCTTGGGGAGAATCCAAAAGCCTTCATGGTGTTCAAATCGGCATCGGTCGTGTCTGCCACTAGAGGACGGCTCAACCACTCGATCTTCTCGGCCAATTCGCCCTTTGACATTGCCTGGGCGATCATCGCTGCAGGCCGGTAGTGAAGGTGCATCGGGTCGAACGGAAAGCGCTCGTAGAAATGCCGCCAACGATCAAATTCTCGTTGCGACATCTCATTCTGAAGTTGCGCCACCGTCCGCCCGCCCAAGCTAAGGGCGAGCGTGAACCAGAGCCACTCATCAGTACCGGCCTCTATGCGTTTTTTTCGCCTTCGCCATCTTTCTTGACGCCATTGACTTCCATAACTTTGGCGAAAATCGCTTGCATCACATCCGCCTTGAGCTGGCATGCACGTTCGAACGTAATCGCAGGAGATCCGTCCGGTTCGCATAGGCTTGCCGAGATCAGAATGGGCATGCCAATCGCCCGCTCTTCGATCTTCTCCGACCTTACGGCGATGGCGTACTGCGTAAATGCAGCGCCGGAGTACTCTTTGAAGTACAGCTTGTGGGTCTTCCCATCCGCGAGCTTGATTTCGCGCGACTGGACACCGCCGGAAACGAAAAACGAAGAATCCAGCATCGCTTATGCCTTCCAGGTCGGGGTTACGACACCAGACCGCTGCAGCGTCAGCGTCCCCTTCACCACGTCATTCGACGCGATGTCGATATTCACGTCAGCGATGTAGGCGTTGAACATGAACGACGTACGATCCGCCGGCGGCTGGATATCTTCGTTCGAATTCAGGGTAGGCGCCGACGTGCCGTCGGATAGCAGGGCAATCCATTGCAACGTATCGCCCACATCCTTCAGGGCGAACAGTTCCTGATGGCTGATCGCCATAGGCTTCAGAATGAACGGGACTGACACTTGACCCGGGTTACCCAGGCCGCGAACAAAGCTGCGGTCCACGGTGTCGCCCAGGCAGGTGTCATCGATCTGGTCCGCTGCACCGCCCAAACCGCTGATCCCGGTCGGGCATTCCATCAAAACGAGGGATGCGCCGCCAGAGTCCACCATACGCAGGTAGAGGGCGGTGCCTTGGCTCTTTACGCTTCCATTGCTCATTGCTGGCTCCAAAACAAAAAGCCCGCTCGAGGCGGGCTGTGTGAAAGTAGGTAGGGTTAACGGCTTGAGTTAATGAAGTCGGCCTGTATGCCGATTCGGAACAACTTGGTGTCAGGATCCCGCTGGTTGATGATCAGCCGGTTAGAAAAACCTGCGGCGTCCACCGCGTCACGTACCGCAGTCGCCAGCGTCTCAACCTGTGTGTCATCCATGGACCAACAGTCAATCTGGACGCTGTCGAAATCTCCGCAAGGCGTGCCACTGATCTGGTCGTAAGGCTGGCCACTTACCTCAAACCACGTGACATATGGCTTGTCCGTAGCCTGTGGTGCAGCACCATGGCGGAATATCCGAACCGGGTTGGTGCCAACGATTGCAAGGACTGCTGGCGTCTTAAGCGTGGGGAATACCTTAGGCAGCATGGTTTATCGCCCGCGTTTCTTGGCCAGGTCTCGGACCGTCTTGTCAATGCGCTTCTTCAGATCTTCAGTGATCACCGTGATGGCCTTCTGTCCGTTTTGCGTCACTGCCGGCCGCAACCACGGCCGAGCAGGCTGATGCTGCGAACCGTATTCCATCAACTGCGCCGACTTCCGAACCGTAGGAATTCCACCAGATTCTTCTGGCTTACGTCCGGGATAGGCCTTCCGCCGAACACGGACCAGATATCGCTCGCCCTTTCCATCTGCTGGCGGCTTCCCTCGGCTTGAAATTACGTTTTCCAGCAGAAGGCCCGTGGATTCGTCTCCGTTCTCGGCAATGACCGCGCGCAAGTTCTGGCGCGCAGCATCCCGAATAAGGCGAGCGCCTTTTGCAAGCGCTAGCTTGACTGGCCCTCCACGCTTTGACACGATTTCAGGCGGCAAGCTCTTCAACGTCTCCAGGACCGCATCGACGCCCGTAAGCTTGACCTCAACCTTCATTTGATCCTCATGAACGCATAGCTGCGGATGCCTTCGCGGCCGAGTTCAGTCTCAGCGTCGTTGTGTTCCATGCAGACAAAGCCCTGGGCCTTCATCCAGTCGATCAAGCCACGATGAGAGAAATACCAAATGTGCTCGCCGGGCTTGTAGTGGCGGCTTGCCGGAACGCCATCTCCCTCTTCGAAGATCGGGATGGCAACGAACGCCCATTCGCGAACTTGGGCCAGCAGCGCGGCAGGATCTGGAATGTGCTCCAGGCTGTCCCAGCACGTGATCGCATCTACCGGACGGCTGTACGGGTCACAATAGGCGTCGCGCTGGCGCAGCCACTCATTGGCCTCTGCGTTGACGTCATAGCCCTGCGCGGCCGCGTACTCCACGAATCGACCACCACCGATACCAATGTCCACGACCTGGCCAGCGTAATGCCGACGCACCAGGCACAACCGCGCCTCCGTCAGAAGCTCACCCATCGGCGACGAGTCACGCTTGCGGAACTCTTCCCAATAGCTGGTGGTGTAGTCCATCGCGGGACGAGGATGGAACCCCATGCCCAACTCAGGCCACCAGATCAGGGAGTCTTCGCAGCCAGTCGGCAAAGTCACTTGCATGGTTCTTGATTCGCTTGTCGCAGTTGTGTTGTCTCTGCCGGCACCGGCAAAGGTTGTCCGGGACCGCGAACCGAATCCGGCTCAGGTCCATGTATTTCTCGTCAGTAATCAGTTCTGGGGCGTTGAATCCGCCTTGCCCGCCGCAGATGATCCAGGCAGGCACCTTCATAGCGATGGCGGCCGGCAGAATCCAGCCAATGCCGCCTATCACCGCCGCAGCCCCCTGGACCAATGCCAGGAGTTGCCGGACGCTGAATTCGCCGCCGTGATAAACCTCGTCAGCCGGTGGCAACTTGCCCACCGCCCACTCCTTGCCTGGCTCCAGATCCGCCACCGAAATGACCCTGTACCCTGCTGCCCGAGCCGCTTCAACGGCCTCGGCGATGTACATGGTCAGCGGGTTGCGCGCTTCGGCCACCCACTCCGCTCTAACCGTCGCCGGTCGCACCACCATGTACCGCCCTGCAACTGGTGACGGGCCAAAGTCTGGTAGGTCGAATGCACCAGGCATTACCCCAAAGCACCGACGCATCCCGGTAACGATGCCGGCCGTTCCGTACTGGACAGAAACGGTCGTATCCCTCGGGGCCTTAACCCAACGCGCCTCGTCCTGTCTCGCCATGTTCTTGGATTGAGTCCGCAACGGCGTTTCAGACCGAACAAACTTCACGTGGGGCAGGTCTTCGTACAACTCTGGCCAGGGCGTTTCCAGATAAACCGGGCCTTGCAGCTTCTTCACGAAGGCGCGTTGGTAGATGTTGTCGCCCAACCCCTTCATGCCCCGAACAATCAAGCGACCTCCATCGGGAAGCAATCCAGCGCAGAGCCAGGCGTACAGTTCATGACCTCTACGCCGCTGTTTGCGCGCGCCCAGTCTCGAAACTGTTGCAGATGCACGGCGCGCCGGAACGGCTTCGTATTCACCAAACCGTTCGTGTATTCACCGAAGAAATGCGACCCGTGCATATCAAAGCCATACAGTCGGATTCGACTCGCGCCGAGGTTCACCGCGACCTGCAACGCTAGAACACCGCTAGCCCACTGCGTATTGCCAGGCCTACAGCGTTCCACGCCATGCATCTCGCTGCTGGAGAACCGCCGTCCGGCAAAGTTCATTGCCTCAGGGTAGGCTCTCCACCAGGCGCGATCATTCGCGGCCAGGAAGTCTGCCCAGGGTGCAAGCTCAAAAACGTTACTGACCACCCCTACACGTTCGCCTCGCATGGACTCGGCCAAGTCACGGCTCATGCTCGGACCTGGCGCCAGCAACACATACTCCACGTCAGCCCTCGTTTACGCCCGTTCCTACCGGCAGCGTGATGTACTCCAGACCGCTTTCCTTGTCAGGAAGAACGCCACGAATGTTGTAGACCACGCCACGATGGGTAATGCGATCTGTAGCCAGGATGTCTCGTGTCCGGATGGTGATGCGCGCCGTAACTTCGGACTGCCCAGCCGCCGACTGCACAAACTCCCGTGCCGACAGTGGCTCAATAGCCGCCCATACCTTGGCTATCTCGGTCCACGTCTCGGTGACTGCGCCCGTGTCTTCGTCCTGCGTTCGTACAACCCGCTCGATTGACACACGGTGGCGCAACTTTCCAGAGTCAAGCATCAGACCACCGTCGGCTTACGCAGGCTGTAGATCAACGCAGTTGCGGCCTTGGGCAACGCATATCCGTATCCCCACTGGTCGCCAACAGCGAACTCCTGCGATCCGTCACGCTCTCGGTACAGATACGCCACCGTCAAGATAGTGGCCTGCTGTACCCGGGCAGGAACTCCCACCGGGTCGCCGTTCGAATCAACCTCCACCAGCCCCGAGGAATCCGTAAACGTGGCACCGTACTCGCCCAGATAGTCCATCACGGCATCGCTGGCGGCTTCGATCTTCAGCTCCAGATCGGCGTCGTCAGCATCCGTGTCCGAGCGGATGTTGTCGCGGCACTGTTGCAACGTAACGAGCTTCATAGCTTCACCGGGGCCGTCTTGTCGACGCCGTTCCGGCCGTCCTTCCCGTCCCGGCCCTTCTTAACAGCCAGGCGCCATCCGCTTTCGGGGCTGTCAGGCTTTGCGCCGGTATCTTTCTGGGCAATCCAGTACGACCCTGCCCACGTCACTGAATCGCCAGGCGTATAGACGTGGCCTTCCTTGAAGATTCCACAATCGACAACGACCGGCATGGTCAGATCGAATTGCTTCGTCAGATCACCACGAACGAGCTTGAA